CAAGCAGCTTCACAACGTCACCATAGAAGATGGCCGTCGAAGAGTTGGTTGCGATGGGGAGTTGGCGAGTAGCACCGGCAAAAACCTGCCCGCCGATCAGATTGATCGGACGAAGCCCATAAGGGCTTGTAACGGAAGGATATGCCATAGTTAAGCTCCTAGCTTAGCGTTTGCCACTACCGAACGAAGTCGTAGACCTTTTCTCCCTAAAGAGGGGCATACGGCTATCGCTCTCGCGCATGAAGTTGTTGTCCACCGAGTCCATCTGGGCCTGATTCTTACGTGCAAAGTAATCTTTGCGCTGTCGCATCATTTCCTTCGGGGCTTTGCAGAGCAGCAACCCACCAACCTCGATATTGTCTTTGTAGCGGCTGTCGGGATCGGTCATACCAGTAAATTGCGGCTGCTCTTCGATTCGGACTGGTTCCCAACCTTCGCGGCGTTTCGCCATAAAGTTTTGACCATCCGACTTTCCGTTTGAGGCAACACGAATCCAACGGTAAGCGTAACCCGGCTGTTGATCCGGATCGGGCAGCAACGAGGCAGGCTGCCAGACCTTCGGGCGTTCATCCTGTTCACGTGTTTTACGAGGTGCACGATCAGAAGAAATCTGGGCGTCCAACTCATCCAAAATATTGCGTTCCGTCATGTTAAATCTCCTTTGCAACTTCCCGGGCATACTGCTCGGGGGTCAAACCCAACTTCTTCGCAATCGAGAGTTGGGATGTGGTCAGCCTAATCTTTTTGGGGGATCGGCTACGTGACGCGGGAGCAACGACGGTGGCAGGTTTGGATTCACGTGCGACAGGTTTGGAGTCGCCACTAGCCACTTCATCCTCCCCGAAGTACTCGGGGAAACGGCGACGCATCGTCTTGTCGATGGTAGCCCAATATTCGTCGGTGCCTACAAATTGTGGGCCCCGTTCATTCTCCAGCTTCTGATGAAGCCCGAGAGCAGATGCCGTCATCTCCGTATCTGTTCCATACCAACTATTGCGCTCTTGCCACGCCATAGTCTTGGAATCAGGTCGAGGGACTTGGACCTGCGGTTGAGGTATTTCTACCTCAGTTTCTTGAGGCTGTAAAGGCGGTCGATAAGCATTAAGCTGCTGCGCCTTAAACGACGCCTCAGTAAACTTACGCTGTGCCTCCACCAGACGATCAGTATCGCCTGCCTCGTGGGCGTCACGGTATGCCCGTTCTGCTTCTTTAAGCTCATACTCTGCTTGGGCTTTATAGCTATCAAGCAGGTAGTTCTCGTTCTGGTAGACCGAGGACTTGAGCTTCTTATTCTCTTCGAGAAGACGCTGGGCAGCGGCCAAAGCCTCTTGCTGCTCACGATACGCACGTTCCTTTTCACGGCGCTCGTCGTGCCAGACTTTCTTCATCTGCTTGAGGCGGAGCTTTACCTTCTCGGAATACTCCTCAAGCTCGTCGGCTTCGAGTTCGTCAACGATTTCCTTAGGCATGGGCTCGCGCCCACGATCCTGTTCAGGCGTGTCGTCTTCGATTTCTAATTCAGGTTTATCGGCTTCTGGTTCAGGAGCAGGGGCTGCGTCCTCAGTATCGAACTCAAATTCAAAGTCATCGTCTGGCTGCGTAGCCATGGTTTCGTCTCCTTTTGTACGGGCGAACCCGTTTATTTGCGCTTAATACCGCGCGGGTCTTCCACAGTGCATTCGACCGAGTCATCGTTGATGATACGGAACTCACGACCATGAATTTCCAAGCGCGTCCCGGCGTTCGGGCGCACGACGATAAAATCGCCTTCTTTGCACCACGGACCACTTGGGAAACGCTTTTGATCTTTGTAGCAGTCAGGACCCAGCTTCACGGCATAGAGAACCGTTGCGAGCAGTTCTTCGTGCTGAAGGGTGATATCCGCCTTAATAATGCCGCCTTCGGTCGTCTTTTCGATCTCCGGGATGGCACATAAGATGCGGTATCCTGATGGGTCAGGAAGCTGCTTTGCCCGCTCCTCAATCGGAACTTCGGGCTCTTTGGGGGGTGCGTTAAGCACTTTCCCGTCCACTCCTACGAGGGCGGGGGCGGCGACACCTACAATCTCAGTCATCGTCTTGCTCCAGTTGCTGAGCGGTTTCGATAATAAAATCTTTGACGGTCAACATGCCACGATAGCGACCACAGGCGAATTTGTACTCGCCAAAGTCCTTCACATGGCCTGCCGCAAGGTCACGTTCGATGTCCTTGCACGCCTCGTCGATTTTCTGAGCTAGATGTAAGAGTACTGTGCTCATTCATTCTCCATAGGTTGCGGTTGGGAAACAGGGGGTTCTTCCTGCGCCTGCGACATTTGCATTGTTTCGCGGGCGATTTCGACGCCGAGCCGTAGCCCAGCCTCTTCTTGCTTGGCGTCCAAGTTGTTCTTGTCCGTTGCAATCTTGGCCCCAACTTGGAGGCCAGCGATTTCTTTTTGTGCAGCAATACGCTGCTCTTCGAGTTCGATGCGGTCCTGCTTTTCTGCCGCTTCGAAGATGAGTTTCTGCTTTTTGAGTTCCAACTCACCCTGCTTGATCTGCAACTCCTGCATCTGCATCTGGACGATGGGGTCCTGCATCATCTGCTGGTTCTGCATCATTTGCGCTTCGGCCTGATCCTTCTGGAGAAGCTGTCGTGCCGCCATAGCCGCCAGACGCGAAACCTGAAGCTCGGTGTCCTCATCCATATCCGAGTTCGGCGGAGGTAGCGGAACACCGGCTTGCTGCTCAAGCTGACGGCGATATTCGAACGCCAAGTGCTCTTGGATGTGCGCCTGCATAGCCGCCTGCATCACCGGAGCGTTGGGGTTTTGACCGACCACTTGCTGGATTTTGGGGTCTGCCATGAACGACATGTGTGCCGCCATGTGCGCCTCGTGGTCCTGATACATGAACGCTTTCACGGGCTTGCCGTTCAGAATGTCCATATTCTCACTGATCGGGTCACGCGGCTTGCGATCTTCATCATCAATCAGCGGCACGAGCTTCTGGGCGTTCTTGATACCCAAGACCTCAAGCATCTGGCGGTGCAGATACGGCATGTCGTAAATCTGCGGAGCGCCCTGCGCCAACTGGATAACTGCCTGATATTGCACGATTTTCTGTGCCATCGTGGCAGCGTTTGGATCGCTCACCGGCAAGACATCGACGTTGTCGTAGTCAGATTTCTTAGCTTTACGGCTGCCTTCTTCCGGCTCGTATGAGTATGTATCCGGCGTATATGCAGCGATGATGTGCTTCAGGAGCTTGAACTCCTGCTTCATTGCATAGTGCACGCGTGCCTGCACAGCCGACATCGACTTGAGGCTACGCTCAAGAATAGCCAGTGTGGTGCCCACAGGGGCGTTTGCAGACATATCCGAGATTTGCAGGTCGGCCATACCCGCCATGCGGCGGCCTTCCTCTACGATGGTCCCAAGGAGCGTATAGAGGACCTGTGACGGCTCCTTATAGGGCAACGGCATGATGTTATCACGCATTGTGCCCGAGGCTACGTCTACATCGCGCCATTCAGCAGGGCTAATGGGCGTATCGTCGCCCTTGACCCTCAATCCCTTAGTTTTGAATCCGCCCGGGAGGTTAGATAGAGTACCAGCATCGACAAGCTGACGAATAAGGCTGGTGCCAGACTTAGCAAAAGCACCGATAAGGTGAATAAGGCCAAAAGCGTAGAAGCCAAAGCCCGGAACATACGAGTAATGGACGAAGTGGTTGCGCTTTTGCTTGAGTTTGTCATCGGGTTCCCAGTTACGACGGATGGCGAGGATTTCGCCTGAACCTTTTTCAAGCGTGACGATATACGGAAGCGCGATGCCATCATCGTCTTCGTCACGGAACTTGTCGTCCTCGATGATGAGGTCAACCTGCATCTCAAGCAGCTTGTAGCGATCATCGGTAGACGCACGGAAACCCAGCTTTTCTGCGATTTTCTGCTCAACATCGTCGAGCGTGCCATCGGGTTCGGGCAGGTCGATGTCGAGGTAGAAGCCGTCCCGCTGGAGCTTTTTAAGCTCGTTCGGGGTCTTCCTCATTACGTGTGTAACGCGCTCAGCCGTCTCGATGTTGGACGCGCCATAGGGCACGACAACGTCGTCAGCGGTGCAATACATAGAGACCTGACGACCGAGTGATGGATCGTAGTACACCTTCTTGAACGCATTACCTGCAAGGCCCAACCCCCACAGCATACGCTCGTGTTCCGGACGATACTCGATCATCACATCGGTCAACTGATAATTCATGTCGTCCTGCACGCGTTGCGCAGCGTCGCGCTTAGCAGGCGTCTCTTTGCCGATGATCTGCGTCCGCACAGGCCCTTGGGCCGGGAACGTCTCCATCATGGTTTCGGCTTGGAACTTAACAACAGCTTCGGTCAGCAGCGGGTGGTAGACACCGCAGGCACCGGGCCAAGGCTCAGTCCGGTCCTCGACCTTCATGCCAAGCAGTTCTAGGCCGTCTACGTAGGTCTGTATCCAGTCACGGCGACTGGCAAGGTCATCATCAAAGTCACCGATGAGGTCGCCAGCAATCTCAGCCAGTTGGCCTGCGTCTAGCGTCTCAGCCAAGTTCTCGTTGAACTCGCTGTCTTCCTCTTCGTCACCGGGCTCAAGCTCAATCTCAAGGCCGTCCATGCGCAGCGTGACTTCTTCCGGGTCCTCGATCTCAATCTCAAGGTCCGGCTCCATGTTGATGCCGGGAACAGCACCCGCTTCGAGGGTAGCGTCAAGGCCGAGCGGCGCTTGATTGATAGCTTTATCTACGGCCATTAGTAATATCCCTGTTGCCTACGGCTCTTAAAGTACATGATATCTTCTGGTTCGTCGAGATTTGTTGTAATATACCCGCCCCGACGGAACCGGTGCATAGCCATAGAGACGGTATCGACATAGTCATCATGAGAACCAGCAGGAAATTCCGCGACTTCGTCAATCACTTCTTCGGCCCAGCGAGAGGGCGGAGCCCATACCCGACCACTGGCGAATATGTCAGCGACGGCGTTCAACCTGCTGATCTTGTCGTTGCCACGCGTGGGGGTGAACTCCTGCACTGGGATACCCATGGAGCGGAGTTCGTAGATGAGTGGCGCACCTGACGCTTTCTTTTCGATGATGATCGAGTCTGGGTCCCATTCTTTATAGTCCTCCAAGACCCATTGTTTGAGGTCTGGGAACTCCACACGGTCCCGATATGCGTTCAGGAGGATGATATTCGCCTGCGCCATCCCTGTGCTGTCGGGGTGGTAGAACACTCCCCACGTCGTACACGCCGAATAGTCAGCGCGTGATGACTTCTCGAAGGCCGTATCCCACGCTTGGAGGATAAAATCGCACGCAGGAGGCGTTTCTTTGTCCCATTCCTGCCACCATTCGCGTTTTACGATGGCCGCAGACTCCGAAACCGGGTTCTGCTGGTACTGCGCCATCCATTTTGAGTTAGGGACGTCGCGTTTTACCTTCTCAAGCTCCTCAAGAGCCCAAAATTCAGGCCAAAGTGGCTTTTCTGACGGCAAAATGGCAGGAAATTCAATGACTTCCCACTCATCTAGGCTCTCGTTGGCCGCTGCGTCCTTCAAAATCTGCCCTGTGAGGTCTCTTTTAGACCATCTGGTCATCACGATGACGATGGCACCGCCCGGCTGGAGACGCTGACGCGGCCCTGAGGTGTACCACTCGTAGGTTTTATCGTAGATATCCGGGTTAATTTCAGCGAGTGCCGCCTCTTGTTCTGAGTGCGGGTCGTCGATGATGAGCACGTCAGCGCCCTTACCAGTCACCGCACCCCCGATACCGATAGCGAAGTAGTCGCCACCCTTGGATGTGTTCCAGCGCCCGGCTGCTTTGCTGTCTGATGCCAGTGTTAGGTCCGGAAAGATGCGATGGTACGCCTCGGTATCGACCAAGTTACGCACTTTACGACCAAAGCCTACAGCCAATTCAGCCGTGTGCGAGCACTGGATGATCTTCTTGTGCGGGAACTTCCCGAGGAACCATGCAGGCAGCAGATATGACGCGAACTCGCTCTTCGTATGGCGAGGCGGCATGTTGATAATCAGCCGCTTGCAGGTACCGTTTGCAACGCGCTCGAACGCATCTGCCATCTTGGCGTGGTGTCTGCCTGCGATAAACGTCGGCCACACTTCCTTCACGAAGCCCAAGAACTTATCCTGCGCCACTTGGGTCGTGCGCATCTCATACAGCTTCTCTAGCTCCGCCAGCAGTTTCTCCTGCTCGCGTGCTGGCAGCTTGGGCAATATCGACGGGATGTCGTCGAGACTAATCTCGTCCAACAGCTTCTTGCTTGGCCGCCCCCGTTTTGCCATTAGTCGTCGCTCTCCGACGCTTCTTCCTCTTCAGGTGGCGGAATGTACCGCCCCAGTTCCTCGTCCAAGTCCTCACTTGTCGTGGGCATGTCGATGGTCTGGGCATTTAGTAACCGCTTAACTCGCTCCTTGATGGCCGCTTCCAGCGCATCGGGCGACTTATAATTGACGGTAATCTCGCTGCGCTCGGTGAACAGGCTGATATCCGAGTGCTTACCAAGGAGTTCGAGGGCACGTAACTCGTATTTAGTATCCCCGCAGTTTGCGATTTCGAGCAGCTTATTGGTCAGCGCCGCACGCACTTCCATCACGTCGTGCGCCAGATTGTGCCCATAGTTCTTAATGAACGCAGATGCCGCCATGGCAGCGGGGTAGGACTTCAGTGCGTCCTTGTTCTGGTCTTTGAGGGCCGATTTGATGAGGGCTTTTTCCTTGGCGAGGGTCTTCTCGTCCACCTCCAAGGGTGCGCCAAGCTCTTCCAGAATGTCTGCGGTGTTCGCTGCTACAGCCACTTCATCCAAGAAGGGCAAGTCCAAGTCCTCATCGAGGTCATAAGGGACCGGATGTTCGTCAGTAGGTTCGACTTTGACCACAGGCATGTGCAGCGTCCGGTTTGAGGGAGCAGACGCACGATATACGCCTAGAAATCCAAAAAGAAAAGGGGTGCCAGTTAGCGACCCCTGACACCCCCCAAGTTATGATCGGTTCGCCCTGAAAGGACAAAAATACCAGTAGTACGTTGCTAAACATTGTCAACGGGTCCCATGACGGGGGGTCTTCGCTATACGAAGCGCCGGATGAGCGGTGGCTAAATGTAAGGGGGTACCCCCCTGCGAGCTTCAAATCTGCGTGGGAGAATGTGCATATTATTATGTAATAGGGAGACTGGGACTCCGACATGGGCGCGGGGGGGTCGGGGGTGGGTACGGGTGAACATATAGGGAACAAACAGGGGGCACCCCCGTTCTTTTTGATTTGCTAGGTTGCGTCTGGATTGCGCCTTGTGTTGGCATGGCAAAGCATTGCAAACCCGCAGAAAACCTAGGGATTTGACATTGTCTAATGTTGCGCTTATTAGTTAAAGGGCAGGGCGGGATTGCCCTGTTTTAATCTGGAAGGAATGAACCATGAAAACGCAGATCGACATTTACCAGCAAGTAACCGACAAAATCATTGCGGCCCTCGAAACGGGGACAGCCCCTTGGCTTCGCCCTTGGCGGTCTGGTGTTGGCACAGCCCTAGTCCCTCACAATGCTGTGACAGGGCGCGCCTACAATGGGATTAATTTCCTTGTCTTAACTTGCGCGCCTTATGCCAGCAACGGATGGCTTACCTATAAGCAAGCCCAAGAACTTGGCGGCAATGTCCGCAAGGGCGAAAAGGGGACGCACATTGTCTTCTGGTCATTCCCCAAGATTGAAGACAAAGAGACGGGCAAAGAAAAGGTTATCCCGTTCGCCAAGCCCTATACTGTTTTCAACCTAGACCAATGCGAGGGGCTGGACGTTAGCAAACTTAAAACCTTCACGCCCGCCGTTGCGGGTGACAGCCCTATCAATGAGATTGCGGCGCGGCATAACGTCAAGGTTAATCATGGCGGCGACAAGGCTTTCTTTTCGCCCATGGCTGATAGCATTGGAATGCCAAGCGCGGACGCATTTAAAAGCCCTGAGCATTATGCCAGCACATTGGCGCATGAATTGGTTCATTGGACAGGGCACGAGTCCCGCCTTGCGCGGACATTCGGGAAACGTTTCGGGGATGAAGCCTATGCGTTTGAAGAGCTAATCGCTGAGATCGGTTCAGCGTTTGTTTGCGCCTCGACCGGCATTCCCTTGGAAGGGTTGCAACATGCCGATTACGTCGCGTCATGGCTCAAGGTTCTTAAAGAGGATAAGCGCGCAATCTTTACCGCCTCAAGCCAAGCCAAGCGCGCCGCCGAATATCTGACAGCCGAAGAGGAAGAGATGGCGATTGCCGCCTAACCTAACAGGGGCGGCAATGCCGCCCCTTATTTATAAAGGATAAACCAATGCCCACCCGTTACTATATCGCCCACCCTGACGCTAACGTGCCCGCAATCTATCTAGTTGATGGTGAGTATATCGCGCACAGCGTGCCCGATTGGGAACAGATAGAAACAAGCCCCACCCGTATCTGGACAACTACCAGCAAGAGCGAGGCTTTTGACGTTGCGCAACGCTATCGTCATTTTGGGACTAGGGTTGTCCCCTATCGCGCCAAGCGATAACCAATAAGGGGAGCCGCAAGGCTCCCCAACCCCAAAGGCTTACTATCATCTTTCAGGCTTCAGAGGCTAGGCTTCTGCGGCCTCGCGGCGTTTTTGCCAAGTTGATAATCACTACGTGATTATCAAAATTATTTTAGGCGGTCAAGCCACCCTGCTTTGTAGGATTGTAAGAAACTAATGTAAGAAAAAACGGCCTATTGTAAGAAACGAAATGGCGGTTTTCTGCGCTTTGTAAGAATGTAAGAAAATTTTTGAGGGACATATGAAACTAGACAGTCCGGACGGACTCTCTCGCCGATTAAAAACCAAATGTGAGAACGTGGACCCCGTCCCATATATATAAATTTTTTTTTCTTACATTCTTACAATAGGCCGTTTTTTCTTACGCAGACCCGCACAAATTCGGGGTTTTTCGTTTTGTAAGAACTATTGTAAGATTTGGCCTTTTCATCCCTTACATTCTTACAACCCCCGCGCCCTTTTTTCCTACAAAGCAACCCAAACAAAACCATATCGGCACCAAGCAAAACCAAAACGGGTGCGATTGTCCGCAGCAGGGTTGACAATGTCTAATCGCCGGAAGTATTAGGCACCTATGCCGAGCAGGACAGCACGGCGCAGCAGATGGAGATTGAAGCGATGGAAGATAATATCGAGACGCAAGCCACCGAATTTTTCCAGACCAAGGTGCGCGGCACAAACGACCAAGAATATCAAATCTATTTAGCCTGCGCCAATGATGGCAAGGGCGGCGATATCACCCGTGGCGGTGCGCCCCTCAAATCATATGACGAATGGCTGAACAGCTAAGGGGAGCCTGAGCAATGACACAGATTTTCGGTTCTATCGAAGTAGGGTCAACCTTTGACTGTGGCGGCAACGTATACCGCAAGCGTTCGACCCGCACGGCGGAAATTGTTTTGAGCCGCACCTACAACCCCGACGAAGCACGTTGGGCAATCCATGACGACTATTCGGGGACATGGGCATATTTCGCACAGTCGGAGCCCGTGAACAGCGAAGCCCATTGGTGGAGCGCCATGCAGCATGGCCGCAAACTGAGCGCAATCTAAAAAGGTGGAGACTAAGACAATGACACAAGGAACCTATAACGGCTGGACCAACTACGCGACATGGCGCGTCAATCTGGAAATTTTTGATGGATACGACGGAGCCAGCGACAACGACCTAGACGAATACGATCTGGGGCAATCCCTGCGCGAAATGGCCGAGGGTATTGTATCTGAACAGTCGGAAGGCTTGGCGCAGGACTATGCGATGGCGTTTCTGGATGACGTTAACTGGATGGAAATCGCGCACGCCATGATCGAAGATTACCGCGAAGTGGAGGCCGAGGCATGAACTGGCATTACGAAGGTGGCCGCGTTTGGCATGAGGGGGACAACCCCGAGCCGATTGCCTATGTCGAGGACGCGCAGCACGGGCCGCTAATCGCCGCCGCGCCCGCAATGTTGGCCGCATTGAAGCGCATTCATGTGATGGCCGCAGAATACGGCAACAACCTTAGATTGCCAGACGATGTGGCCGCGATGTTTTACGACATTGTGGAAGATGCAGGGGACGCAATCGCAGCGGCGAAAGGGGCGGACGCATGAACATCAACCCCGACTATAAAATGCTAATCCACCTTGACCAGCGGGACAGCGAGACACGACGCTGGGATACTGTGGCGCGGTTCGAGTATGGCATTCACGCGATGGAGGCGGCGCGAACCCTAAGCGAAGCTGGCATTTGCGACTGGCGCGTTGCGGATTACCGCCACGAGAGCGGGCCGCTGGTCATCATATATAAAGACGGGAAGGCGATAGACCTATGAGACTGACCAAAGACAGCGACACAGCAGACGTGCGCGAAGCCCTGATCGAGCAGGACATGGACAGCCTGTCGCTTGAGCAACTGGGCGAGATTGTGACGGACAACTGGGAAACATTCGCGCCCCTGATCCGCAGCCAACTAGAAAAACGCTGGGCAGACCGCCATGACGTATGGCTGGAAGCGCAAGATCGCGGTTACTTTGACTAAGGAGCAAACGAGATGGAACATAGCAAGGGCCCTTGGGAAACAGACGGGCGCGTAAGCCCCGCAGGTGCAGGGTATTTAGATATCGTATGTCCGAAGGGGCGCATCGCCATGATGGATTGCGAGGATGACGCATTTTGGGCAGCCGAACTAGAGGCAAACGCAAACCTGATCGCAGCCGCGCCGGAGTTGCTGGCAGCTTGCGAGGAAATGGCAGCGCAACTAGGCGGCGGGAATGATTTTGCGAAATGGGAAGCCGCTAAGGCGAAGCTAGTTGCCGCAATCGCCAAAGCAAAGGGGCGAGCATGACACACGAGGAAAAACTAAAGCGGCTGTTCGACGACCTGCACGAAGAGGGCTTCCCCTACGCAACGGGATATCTGGAGCAGCTAGTCCGTGCTTACGTCCCCGAGGAATATATAGACTGGCATTTGAAAGAGCGAACCAATGCAAATTAGACCTGATGAATGGAAAAAGATTTTCGAATTGCGTGACGACCTAGACGGAGAAGACCGCCTGTTGCTGCGCAAACTCATCAAATACGTCGAGCATCTGGAGCAGGAAATCCGCAAGGCGGGCGACCGGATGCACCAGATCATTAGTAAGGGAGCAGACTACAATGACGACTAAGCGAGAGGCAGCAGCCCTGCTGCGCAAATATGACAAGCTGCGCCATGAACTGCGCGCTGTGGAACACGAACTTGCCAAGGCTTGCGCCGACTATGGCAGAACGCAAGGCGTCTGGGGCTTTAATCGTGACCACCTGCGGATGCAGCTAGAGCGGGAGAAGGCAGCATGACATTCTGGCATATCATGATCGAACTATTCTTTGTGGGCATCATCGTGCTGGGCGTGGTGGTGTTCATCGACACAGTGAAACAAGCAATCAGAGAGGAGCAAGACGATGACTGAGGGAAACTATAAACCCAACACCGATAGGCAAACCGAACTGGCTTTCGCTTTGATTGGAGCCATTGAGGATTTCCGTGAAGACCTGACCGAAGTCGAGATTGTCGGGGCGCTGCAACTGGTAAGCTGGCAGCGTGCTATGGCAATGTTTGGTTCCTCTATGTTGAGGGACATGAAGGACTTGATGGAAATGGAGGACGAAGACGATGCTGAATGATCGCAACTACCTGCGTCAACTGGACGACGAAGAACTGATCGAGATCACCAAGCTGTCAGACAATGAACTGGCGATTGTGCTGGGCGAACGTCTGCTGGAAGCGATTAGAGAACTTGAGGCAGCGCATTATAATTCTAAAGCCCATTGACAATGTATAAGCGAGGAAATAGCCTCGCCTCATAAGGAGCAAACTTATGGCAACCCCGGAGAAGGCCGTTAAGGCTAAGGTGAAAGCTGTCCTCGAAAGCGAGGGTGTCTATTACTTCATGCCCCCCGCCAACGGCTATGGCCGCGCTGGGGTTCCAGATTTTGTATGCTGCGTCAATGGCCTGTTCATGGCGATTGAAACGAAAGCTGGCGGCAACAAGCCAACGGCGCTGCAAATCCGCGAGATCGAAACCATCCGGCGGAACAATGGCGTGGCTGTGGTTGTTGATGAAACCAACTGGGAAATGCTGCGTGAGATGGTGCGGCGGCTCAAGGCTACTATCATCTCTCAGGCTTCAGACGCGAGGGGTGCGTGATGGATGATCGCATTTTAACTTGCGCCCAATGCAAAAAACAATTCGAGGGTTCAAGGTTTCAACTTAGGAAAGCTAGGGCAGGCAACGGGACATATCAGCCCTGTTGTTCACCGAGTTGCGTCAGCAGTTTTCGCGCCGCCAAAGCGAGAAAGCCAGAAGCGGCATATCAGTTAGATTGCTCTTACTGCAAGAAGCCGTTCCGAGCATCATCCTACCAAGTATCTAAGTTTAGGGTCAGCGGAGGGACGAAGAAAGTATGCTGTTCGCCTGAGTGCCATAAGCAGCATCGGAGTGCGGTTGCCAAGCAAATGCACGAGAAAGGTTTGCTTGTCTGGGGTTCACCCGCGCAAATTGAGCAAGCTAGGCGTCTCGGCGCTTCTACCCCCAAGGGTGAGAACGCGCATAACTGGGCGGGCGGCAAACATACTGCGGTTATGAAAGCGGCGATGCGCGAACGTGGGGCGGCTCTGCGGCTACTACGCGAGTCCGTGCGTCCGACCTGTGCCCGCTGCAATAAGGATTTTAGGGCTAGTGCAGCCCAACGGCACAGATGGAACCGGAATAAGGAGGCAACATTTTTCTGTCCCGAATGTTGCGCGCATCCATCGTATCACCTGTATCGGGTGAAGGCGATCCGCAACCCCGAGGATGAGACAATCTACTACAGCGACGCGACCTGCACGGGATGTGGTGTCGTGTTTGAGCCTAATCCGGGGCAACGGCACTATAGGATAACGAAGCGCGATGCCGATCTCTACTGCACGAACGAGTGCAGGAAGGCGCATATACCAAAAGGCCCTGTTAGTCCGAGTTGGAGGCATGGCGGCTACACTGTCGTTATGAAGCACACACACGCGCTGCGTATGCAGATCAAACAAATAGTTAATGAGGGAGCAAATTTGCCAAAGAGGCGGCGCTCAAGTCCAGAGGAGACTGAGGCGAAACGTCTTGCCCGTAAAGAAACCGAGGCGAAGGTTATTTCTATGGTTGAAACGCACACGCTGAGACAAATAGCGGAAGCAGTCGGCCTAACCGCGCCGTCGGTGCGTTACATCCTAGACAGAGCAAACGTAGCCTATCCGGATAAGAGAAGGCTACGACCTGATGCCCCCACTGAGTTTGAAGTGGCTTGTGGCGTTTGCAGCCAGCCTGTGATGGTGAATAAACATACATACTCCCACATGAAAAAACATGGGAGTAGCACGAGTTGTAGTCCTGAATGCCTATCAGAAATTCGACGGCGCGCAGGGCAATCCGTGCCTCATAAAATTAAGAGCGGTCCTGAGAACCTCAATTGGAAACACGGCGAAACCAGTGCGGAAGCAGTAGAGAAAGTTAAGGCTTACCTCAAAGATAATAGGACCGCCACCATCAGTGACGTGCGTGAAGCATTAGGAGGATGTAGCCATGACGCAATCTACTTAGCTAGAAAGGAGCTAGATATACAGGCACCAAAAATGAAGCACGGGCTTTATACAAACAACGTCCATGAAGTCCGTGGGTTAATTAGGCAAATCAAGAAACTTGTTAGAGAAGGAGCAAAAGCATGACTACGATTACAGATATCCGTGACCAACTGATCGAAATCTTCAACGAACTTCGTGCTGGCACGATTGAACTCAAGGACGCAGCCGAAATCAACAACACGGCTGGTAAGATTATCAGCACGGCCAAGACGCAGATCGCCTATTCGGCACTGCGTGGCGAAGCCCCGTATATTCCGTTCCTTGATACCACCACAGGCGCAAACACTAAGGTGCTGGCAGATGCCAAGCCTAAGTCGCTGAAGATCACGAAGAAAGCGGCATGACGATGGCGAGGGGCAAGGCAATTACTGGCAAGGCACGCGACGAGATCGAAGCGTTGCTGGGTGCAAACGTGCCGCATAGTGAAATTGCAGCGCAGTTTGGCCTGACGCCCCTCACCATTAAAAAGATCAGCCACCTGCTGAACAATCTGGGGAAAGCGAAATGACTGACAAGCTATTGGCGCTAACCGTTCTGGTTGTGGTGGGAGCCGCAGTCTGGCTTCTGGTAACCAACAAAACGACTTCCGAAGAGCGTGACGCAATGCTGCGTGATGAGGAGATGTGGCCGTGACTGAGTTCGCCCGATGCCCTGCGTTTAATATCGAGTGCCAGTATGTAACTGAGGTGGATCGCCTAAGCGCAGAGAACGAGCGGCTGCGTGAGGTGCTAATAGATATTGCGAATGGAGCAGTATCTTTGCCTAAATGGGCAGAGGCAATGGCCCGCGCAGCCTTGGGAGAAACGGAATGAGCGACAAGAACACCATCACCGTGCGAACGGGCGTGGACTTTTTTGGGGTCTGCCTCTTCCTGTTCTACGACTTCAACGGCAAATACGATCTGTATGATGCCATCATGCACTGGCTGATGAAATGACGGAGATCACACAGGCTGACCGGGATGCGGCGGCAAGAGCGTGGGCAGAGGACAACGACGAGCCATTGGATTGCCATATCTGCGAACAAATCCGCGCAGGGTATGGCGACAATTCGCTAGATGTAATTCGCTTCGCCCGCCACCGCAAATATGGTTACGACCAAGGGTATTATGATGGTCGTCAATTCGACCGCATGGAAGAACGCGCTGCGATTGTCGCGTGGCTGCGGGGTTTTGCCACAAACAAGACCGACGAACTAGCCAATATTCTCGAAGCAGGGGAAGGAATTTGAAATGAAGTATGCAGTCTGGCCGGAGAACCACCCCGATAAGGTGCGCTACGCTAAAACGCGCCTTGGGGCGGCATGGCTTATGTTCTGGGTTGGGTTGCTAACCATGCAGCGCATGGTGTGCCTCTATCCGGCAGGAGAAACGAAATGAGCAAACGTCCAGCATGGTATGGCGGGAACAAGATACCCGACAGCTACCTCAAGAAATTCATGAAGAGTGTAGAGGACGAAGGCATCCCTTACGAACTGCGCGTCTTCCTCCACAACCTAGGAAAGAAATAATGGAACTCCTGACCCTCGACTTTGAAACCTACTATGACCGGGGTTTCTCGCTGTCGAAGATGACAACGGAAGAATATATCCGCGACGAACTCTTCGAGGTGATCGGGGTTTCCGTAAAGCACAACGATGCACCCGCTGCATGGTTCAGTGGAACTCATGCGCAAACTAAAACGTGGCTGGCACAATTCCCGTGGGACAAGGCCATCGCCGTGGCGCACAATGCCATGTTCGACATGGCTATCCTTAACTGGATATTCGACATTCGCCCCAAGCGTATCGCTGATACTCTCTCAATGGCACGCGCCCTTGATGGCCCTGACGCTGGCAATAGCCTTGCAAAGCTGGCCGAGCGGCATGGTGCAGGGGTGAAGGGCGACGAAGTTATCAACGCGCTGGGCAAAGGCCGCCTCGACTTCACGCAGGAAGAACTGGCCCGCTACGCCGAGTATTGCATCAACGATACCGAACTGACCTACAAGCTGTTCAATAAGATGGCAGTCGGCTTCCCGATGGTGGAGCTACGCCTGATCGACCTGACGATCCGTATGTTTACGGAACCCACGCTGCGCTTGGACAAGCAGGTGTTGCAGGCCCACCTCGAAGAGGTGCAGGCCAAGAAGGAAGCCCTCATGTCGAAGCTAAACTACGACAAGGCTGACCTGATGAGCAACCCGAAGCTGGCAGAACTGCTGGAGTTTCATGGGGTTGTGCCGCCAACCAAGATCAGCCCCACTACGGGTAAGGAGACCTATGCGTTCGCCAAGAATGACGAAGAGTTTAAGGCGCTTCTGGAGCATGAGAACCCGCAGGTTCAAGCGATTGTGGCGGCGCGTCTGGGTGTTAAGTCTACGCTGGAAGAGACGCGCACTGAGCGGTTCATCAACATTGCCGAGCGTGGGCCCCTGCCCATCCCCCTTCGTTACTACGCAGCCCACACGGGACGCTGGGGCGGAGACGATAAAGTAAATATGCAGAACTTGCCGCGTGGCTCTGCCCTCAAGAAGGCTGTAAAGCCGCCAGAAGGCTATGTGTTCATCGACTGCGACAGCAGCCAGATCGAAGCGCGCACCTTGGCTTGGCTGGCAGGACAGAACGACCTTGTTGCAGCGTTCGACGCAGGTGAGGACGTTTATAAGATCATGGCGTCGGCCATTTATAATAAGCCCATCGAGGATATCACCAAGGACGAGCGGTTCGTAGGTAAGACGACGATCCTTGGGGCAGGCTATGGCATGGGGCCAGCCAAGTTTCAGGCACAGCTAAAGACCTTCGGCGTCGAGATGTCGCTGGATGAGTGCAAGCGCATTATCCGGGTGTATCGTGAGACCTACCCCATGATCCCGAAGCTATGGCGTGAGGCAGGCGATGCCCTTGAAGCCATGGCGAACAATCAGACTGCACCACTGGGACTGCCCGGCGTGCTGACGGTGTGCGGTGCAGACGGTATCAAGCTGCCCAATGGCCTCTCTATTAAGTATCCGAACCTTCGCTACCTCATGAACGAGGGCAAGTCGGAGATGGTCTATGACACCAAGCGTGGCAAGGCTGTCATCCCGAACCGTATCTATGGCGGGAAGTGCGTCGAGAACGTCTGTCAGGCGCTGGCCCGCATCGTGATCGGTGAGCAGATGCTGATGGTTGCTAAGAACCTGCGCGTGGTCATGACTGTCCACGATGCGGTAGGGGCAATCGCACTGGAGAAAGAAGCTACGCAGGCCCGTGACTATGTCGAAGCGTGTATGCGCATCCGGCCCAAGTGGGCAGCGGCACTGCCGCTTAACTGTGAGAGCAAGATGGGAGCAAGCTATGGTGGCTAGTGCTGAACAAACGAAAGCCATCGAGACAACTTACATGGGTTGTCGGTTTCGTAGCCGCCTCGAAGCGCGCTGGGCCGTGTTCTTTGACGCGCTTGGCTGGGAGTGGGAATACGAGAAACAAGGTTATCAGATTGGATACGTTGATGACCAAATCCCATGGCTACCTGACTTTGAGATCGTGACGCCAAGCGGACAGCATTTCTACGTCGAAGTGAAAGGCGACCCTGACTTCTTCGCAGAGGGTAGCTGGCTAGAGCGGTTTGACTTTAACGGTGGGCCTCCGGGCTTTCCTGATTGCGGGTGGTCCAATACCTATGACAAGGACCACAAACCGCTGCTTTTGCTAGGCGGTATCCCACGTTTCAACATCAACGACTTAATTTTTCATGTGCCTGTTATAGTGCATTACAAAGGGGTCCACGGCCACATGGGTATGGTAACCTCTCAAGGTATCCAGCCAGAAAACTATTATCAATGGGACAATTTTACTGGCGGCAACGGACTGGAAGATTTTCAGGTTCAAATGAGGCGGTCCTACAACCCCGATTATGAAGTGCTTCGTGCGATGCGCGCAGCATCCGGTGCCCGGTTTGAACACGGAGAAAAAGGAGCAAGCAAATGACTGACTATAAATTTACCCAAGACTGGTTTCACTGGGCACCTGCCGTATGGGAGCAGCTTATCCCGCTGTTGCCGGGTGAAGCGGGTAGCCGTGAGTTCATGGAGATCGGCTCGTTTGAAGGACGTAGCAGCGTTTGGATTGCCGAGAACATGATGTCAGACGGGGACATCCTTTGCTGCGTCGATACATGGCAGGGGGGTGAAGAGCATGGCGATCAGGATATGGGGACCGTAGAAGAGCGGTTCGACCACAACATGGCCCTTCTCGCCGGAAAGCTCCCCGAGCGGTTTGTAGACAAGCACAAGGGCACATCCGTGCAGCATCTTGCGCACTGGTTAGTAGAGAAGCCTGAAGACCATCCGACCTTTGACTTTATCTATATTGACGGGAGCCACGTGGCTAAGGATGTGCTGACTGATGCGTGTATGGCTTGGCCGCTTCTCGTGAAGGGCGGCATCATGGTGTTCGACGACTATATGTGGGGTGAGCCACGCGACATCCTGCATCGTCCGAAGCCAGCCATCGACGCATTCGTTAACATCTTCGCTGAAGAAGTGGACATGGTCCACATGGGTTATCAACTGATCGTGAGGAAGAAATAATGGGTAAGGGTAAGAAAGCTAAGACCGCAGCAAGCCAAGTGAAGATCACGCCAAAGCGTGCGCCCTATCGCTGCGTGTGCAACACGTGCGGTTCAAGCTGGCTGGGTGGTCTCACCTACAACTGTGGTCACAACGACTACGTGGAGACGGACATCTAATGCCACTGCTAGAGCGTAAAATGCGTAAATGGACACCCGAAATGGAACGAGAACTCATGAACTTGTGGAACTACGGTGTTCATAGGAACGAAATAGCCGAACGTATGGGGCTGACTGTCGCAGCAGTTGAAGGCCGGTACTACGTGCTGAAGAAACGAAAGGAGCAGGACGATGCTCAAATGGCTGCGGAATAAAATCGAGAAGCCCATTTATTTGGACTGCTACACGACCAACGCCGACGTTTACAACACGGCGCGGTTGAAAGCGGCTACGTATTACTACCCTCAGTGGTGGAAACGGTTGCTTCCCACTGTAGATCGGACATTATTCGATAGCATTCCGGGGTTGAAGCATCCGGCATCAACCATGCGCCACTGCGTGGGGTTCACAGACCTCTTTAAAAAGAGTTTCTGCCTTCCGCTGTGGAGCGATCTGGTTATCCACGTGGAGCCAGCGATGCGCGAGGGCTACGCGTGGAAGTTTGCGGATGGACGCAGTAATTTGACCGATCATCCTGCGTTTCAACGCGGTGACTTCATGCCCCCGGAACATTTCCAACATGTCAAGATAAACAGCCCGTGGCAGTTGCGGTGTAGTGAGGAGATTAACTTTCTGTTCTTTGACCCGTTCTGGCCCTCTTACGAAGGGGAAGAAACGGTAATTATTCCGCCGGGGATACTTAATTTTCAGCACCAGTCAGCTACGAACATCAATCTGTTCGTGCGCAAAATGCCAGACGAGCCACGTAAGGTTGAACTCAAATTTAACACGCCGATAGTCTTTATCACGCCGCTGACAGAACGCCGGGTTATTCTGCGCCATCATCTCGCAACCCCGCAAGAAATGGTGGATATCACTCGCCCACAGGTGTCTTTTGTGGACTCTTATCTGCGGGCCAAGAAGGCCAAGGTTGAAACAACAAAACAAGCTAAGAAGGAGCAATCCAATGACTGACGAAATCAAAGTAACCCCGGTAGACCCGGACTATAAAATCCCCACGATTATGATCGCCACGCCGATGTATGGTGGCATGTGTACGGGGGCTTATGTGCAGGGCTTGCTCTACACCATGAACAAGCTGCGCTCTGTGGGCGTAAACTGCTTCTGGTGCCAGATCACCAATGAGAGCCTTATCACCCGCGCCCGCAACGAACTGACCCGCATCTTCCTTGAAAAAGAGATCGACTACCTGATGTTCATCGACGCAGACATTGGGTTCGACGAAAACGCTGTGGCTATGCTGTTAGCCGGAGACCGGGACATCGCTTGCGGTATCTACCCCAAGAAGGAAGTGAACTGGGACAGCGTCAAGAAGGCAGCACAGGCTGGCAAGAGCGATCTGCATGACCACGCTGGTGCGTTCGTGTTCAACATGGTGGACGACAAGCATCAAGAAACGGACGAGGAAGGCTTCATCGAAGTGCGCCATGGTGGCACGGGCTTTATGCTCATCAAGCGCCAAGTGTTCCTCGACCTGATGCCCCACGTCCCAACGTATCGGGTATCATCCTTCTTTGACCCTGAGACTGGCGAATATGCCAAGCCTCTCACCTATGAATTTTTCGCAACAAGTATCGACGAGAGCGGCGCGCTTCTCTCCGAAGATTATCACTTCTGCGAATTATGGCGGAAACACGGCGGTAAAATCCATGCTCATCCGTTCATCCGCCTCACCCACACCGGCACATATACCTACGATGGTGACATTCTAAAATCCGGTGGTAACCTGAAGTAAGGAGCAAACTAATGGCTAGAAAAGCAACGAAGGCAGCAGCAGTCCTTGAGATGCTGAACAAGGGCATGAGCAGCAAGCAGATCAGGGAGCGGTTCAAAGTGAGCCCTAGCTACATCTGGAAGATGAAGAAAGAGATGGCGCATAAAGCGGATGACCAGCTTGTGGAACTCCTTGAGGAGTGGCGCAACGAACCCGAGATCGACGAGGTTTTGACTGCCCGTCACAACAACTACGGTACTTTCTACGACCTTGCGCGGGTGGCGCAGGAGTTCAAGAGCATCACGCACCTGCACCTGATCCACGCCAACAAGCATCTGGAAGCAGATCAACACGAGGCGTTGGAACTTATTTTCACCAAGATCGCCCGCATCATCAACGGTAATGCGGACAACGTAGATAGCTGGGTAGATATCGCTGGCTATGCAAAGCTGGTCGCAGACCGGCTCCAAGGGACTGTAAGATAGGAGGGAATTATGAATATCTTTAATCCATGGAAAGAAGCGCGTGAACTGAGAGCCAAGCTGGCTGAAGCTGAGAAAACCTATTTGAAGATGGCTAAACAGATCGCGAGGCTAGAGTTCACCAAGACTGAGAACGAAGCTGAGATCAAATTGCTGGAGCAGGCGCTGAAGGCAACGAAAGCTCAACTCGAAGAAGCCAGCAAGAACGATGTCCGCGACAGCAAGGGTCGCTTCACGAAAGCCAAAAAATAATGCCAGCTTGGTCGTACAGCAGTATCAAAACCTTCGAGCAGTGCCCGAAGAAGTATTTCCATCTCAAGGTTGCAAAGGACGTCAAGGACGAGCCGGGGCCTGAGGCGGATTATGGTACTGCTGTACACCTCGCAGCAGAAGAGTTCATCCGGGATGGCAAGCCCGTCCCTGAGAAGTTTAGCTTTATGCGTCCTATCCTTGAGCCATTGGCGGCCAAGCAGGGGGAGAAGCACACCGAAATGCGGCTAGGTGTCGCCAAGACGGATACTGGCTTTGCCCCTACGTCGTTCTTCGCCAAGGATGTTTGGTACCGTGGCATCGTGGACTTGCTGATCCTCGACGGCAAGAAGGGCTGGATGGTCGATTACAAGACCGGAAAGAACGCCAAGTACGCCGACATGAAGCAGCTAGACCTGATGGCTGGGGCCTTGTTCATCAAGTTCCCGGAGCTTGAAACGATCAAGTCTGCGCTCGCTTATGTGGTTAGTCAAGAGTTCCCGAAGAAGACCCACAAACGCGAGCATCTCGATAAGTATATGTCCGTGTTCAAAGATCAGCTTTACCTGCTCGACGCGGCCATGGAGAATGGTGTATTTAACGCCAAGTCGAGCCCGCTTTGTGGTTGGTGTCCTGTCACCGCCTGTGAGCACTGGAAGCCGAGGAGGAAGTGATGCCACGCAATTACCGCGCCGAGTACGACAAGTACCAAGGGACTGAGCAGCAGAAGAAGAACCGGGCGATGCGCAACGCTGCGCGCCGCAAGATGGTGAAGGCTGGCAAAGCTCATAAGGGCGACGGTAAGGATGTCGGCCACGTGGTTGCCCTCGACAAGGGTGGCAGCAACAAGAACGGTCTGCGCATGGTTAGCAAATCTGCTAACCGCTCGTTTGATCGGGATGCCAAAAAGAACTTGATTTCAGAGACAAGTCCGAGAGAACGTAAGAAAAAATAAGTAAGTGGTACCAAGGAGCAAACTGGTGCAAATCGTCGAAAACAAAGCGTTGCTGGTCAACGCACAGGACCCGTGTCTCATCACGGATAACATCCACAAAAGCACGGAAGTGCGTGAAGGGGTGCTTGTCAAATGGGGACACAACGAGGCCGAAATCCTAGCACAACTGGGGTTTGCCGACACACCCTCACCCATGCTCAAGAGCTACGAGTGGACGGGTAAGTTCGAGCCGTTCAAGCACCAGAAGACCACTGCATCCTTCCTCTCGCTGCGCCGCAAGGCATTCTGCTTTAACGAGCAGGGGACCGGCAAGACCGCCAGCGTGATCTGGGCAGCCGACTATCTGATGAACAAGGGGCTGGTGAAGCGCGTTCTCGTGCTGTGTCCGCTCTCGATTATGAAGTCAGCATGGCAGCAGGACCTGTTTAAGTTTGCTATGCACCGCTCGTGCAGCGTGGCGTATGGCGATGCGAAAGCCCGCAAGAAGATCATCGCGGCCAACGCTGAGTTCGTCATCCTTAACTTTGATGGGCTGGCTGTGGTCAAGGACGAGATCGCCAACGGTGGGTTCGACCTGATCGTGGTGGACGAGGCTAACGCTTACAAGAACCCCACGACAAACCGCTGGAAAATCCTCAACCGCTTGGTGCGTGACACCGACCCCCGGCTCTGGATGCTGACGGGTACGCCAGCGGCACAGTCTCCGATTGACGCCTACGGCTTGGCCCGCATGATGGACCTGCCGGGTTGCCCCCGTTACTACACGGTTTTCCGCGACACGGTGATGCGCAAGGTGACGCAGTTTAAGTGGGTACCCAAGGACAACGCTCAGACTGTGGTCCATAAGGTGTTGCAGCCTGCGATCCGCTTCGAGAAGAAGGATTGCTTGGACCTGCCGCTGGTTACCCACATCGAGCGCGAGGCACCGCTGACCCCGCAGCAAAAGAAGTATTACGCCCAACTCAAGAGCCAGATGCTGTTCGAAGCCAGTGGCGAGGAAGTCAGTGCGGTCAACGCAGCGACCAAGCTCAACAAGTTGCTCCAGATCAGCGGAGGCGCGGTCTACACGGATACTGGTGAGGTTCTGGAGTTCGACGTGTCCAACCGCCTCAACGTGGTTCTGGAAGTCGTAGAGGAAGCCAGCCACAAGGTGTTGGTCTTCGTACCCTTCACCCACACCATCGAGTTGCTGCGCGCCCGCATGGAGAAGGAAGGCATCACGTGTGACGTGATTAACGGGAAGGTGCCAGTCAACCGGCGCAGTGATATCGTGGACCGGTTCCAGCGTGAGCCAAACCCACGCGTTCTTCTGATCCAGCCCAAGGCAGCCAGCCATGGTCTGACGCTCACAGCGGCTGATACTATCATCTGGTATGCCCCCACCACCAGCGTGGAAACTTATTTGCAGGCCAACGCACGCATTGATCGCGCAGGCCAAAAGAACGCCATGACGGTCGTCCACATCAAGGGAAGTCCCGTGGAGGAGAAACTCTACGGCATGTTGCAGGGCAACATCGACAACCATCAAAAAATTATTGACTTGTACCGGCAAGAACTTGACAATGTATAGGCACCTACATAACGTAGGGCCATAACAAAGGAGCAAACCGATGTCAGACAAACTACCCGTAGAGAAACTTGTGTCCGCGTATCGCAAGCTGCGCGCAGCCATTGCCGAGGAGGAAGAAGCCTTCGAAGCCAAGGTTGCCGACCTCAAGGAGAAGCTGGACTACGTGTCCAACGAACTGCTTGAGTTCTGTCGTGAGCAGAACGTGGACAGCGTGAAGACCCCGGCTGGCACAGTGTCACGCCGTGTGCAGACACGTTACTGGACCACTGATTGGGACCAGATGTACGACTTCATCGAGAAGAACAACGCACCGTTCCTGCTTGAGAAGCGTATCCACAACGGTAACATGAAGCAGTTTATGGAGGAGAACCCGGACGCTCTTCCAGTCGGCCTACAGGTCGATAACAAGTATGTAGTTCACGTCCGCAAACCAACCGAGAAGTAAGGAGCAAACTATGGATGATGAATTAGAGCCCGACTACGAGGCGATGACTAACTTCACGCTGCGTAAATTTGCGCTTGATAAAGCCATCAACACGCTGACGAGGCAACCTACAACCCACACCCCGCAGGACATCGTGCATGTCGCGGAAATCTTTTACCAGTTCCTCAAAGGAGAGAAGAAGTGAGTAACCTGACTATTTTCGAGCAGCCCGCAGAGGGCAACTTCGTACGCCGCGAGTCGCGCCGTATGGACCGGATGGGTGGCAGTGGGAACACCATGCGCCGCATCAAGCTCAGCAACGCACGCACCTTCAAGCGCGTCGTGAACGGCGAAGAGATCGGTAAGGCAGTCGAGAAGCAGCTTGACGTTATTATCGTCGATTGGCTGGCTGAGCCGAGCCGCAAGTTCTACGCTGGTGCGTACGACAAGGACGCCAAGGCCACGCTGCCTGACTGCTGGTCGAACCTCGGTGACAAGCCAGAAGCTGGTTCGCGCAATCCGCAGTCCGATAGCTGCATCTCGTGCCCGCAGAACATTAAGGGTTCAGGGACCAACGGTAAGGGTAAGGCTTGCCGCTACGAGCGCCGCATCGCTGTGCTGGTAGCCGGTGATCCGTCTGGTGATGTCTACCAGATCGCCATCCCGTCCGCTTCGCTGTTCAGCGCCAACAACGGGAACATCTATGGCTTTGAAGGCTATAAGAAGTTTCTCCTCGCCAACAACGAGGCGCTCGACACGGTTGTCACCAGCATCATCTATGACGCTGACGCAGACACGGTGAAGGTGGGCTTCAAGGCTACGCGCTACCTGTCTGAACAGGAAGCGGCTCTCGTTGACGCAGCGCAGAACGATCCTGCCACGGAACGCTACGTTGCCCTGACGGCTGCTGCTATGGATGGTGCCAAGGCCATTGCTGCCCCGGAACCGGTTAAGGCCATCGCTGCTGCACCGACTGCACCGGTTGCCAATCCCTTTGGTGATGACGAAGACGAAGTCGAAGAGGCTCCGGTCAAGCGCGTCATCAAGAAGGAAACCATTACTGCCGCACCCAAGCCGGAGCTTAAGGAAGCTCTTGGTGAGTGGCTGGACGATGACGAGGACTAATAGATGCACGGCTATACAATCCGCATAGCCGAGGCGATTAACAACGCTGACGGTGATCTCGCAGGGGTTAAGTTGGGGCAGTTGTGCATCAAGCACGACATCGCTGTTACCAAGGTAGCCAAGTACCTCGGGGTCACCCGTCAGACAGTTTACAGTTGGTTTACTGGTAAGTCGCAGCCGCAGTCGTCCTACGCGGATGCTGTGGCTCGGCTGATCCAAGAAATATCCGACGCCGGTAAATAAGTCTCGGTAAAGTAATAATTTTTAGCGGGCGCTGCCCGCAACGGAGAGCATTTCGATGGAGAACGTAGACCTCCTAGACCTCGTACAGCCAGCCGATGGTTGGTTTGCTGTACTTGGTATTAAGGGGCCGCGTGACGTTCGACAGGAGTTAGTTTCTACAAGAAGAGAAGTTGATGCTTTGGCAGAGCAATATGTCGCAGAAGGCCGCAATGTCTTCTTCGGCGTAGCCAAGTACGCAACGGGGGATAACCGCACCAAGGAGAATGTCCGGGCGCTCAAAGCGTTCTGGCTCGACATTGACTGCGGAGAAACCAAAGCACAGGTCAATCCGGAAACGGGGCGGCCTGATGGGTACACCGACCAAGCTACCGCTATACAGGCGCTCAAAGAGTTCTGCACCACTGTTGGCCTACCAAAACCAACGCTGGTGAACTCAGGGGGCGGTCTGCACGTATACTGGCCGCTGGAGGAAGAGATCACACGGGCCGAGTGGGAGCCTGTGGCTGAACGCTTCCAAGAGGTATGTCGTACTCAGAACTTCTACGTAGACGACAAGGTTTTTGAGGTTGCGCGTATCTTGCGCATCCCCGGGACTTTGAACTTCAAGGAAGAGACGCCACGCCCGGTCCGCATGATGGTTGTGGGTAAGACCACGACGTTAGAAGACTTCCGGCGCATTCTGGGCGTCAAGGATAAACCCAAGCGGTCTATCTTTGATGAGAACTACGAGCCAACCCCACGGGAACTGGCTCGGCAGAACGGCATCGGGTACAGCTTCAAGCGTATCATGAAGCGCACGGCACAGGGGGACGGCTGTAACCAGCTTGCCTACGCGTACAAGAACCGGGCTGATATCAGCTATTACGAGTGGTTCTATGCGCTCTCTGTGGCTGCCATGTGCGAGGACGCAGACAAAGCTGTCCACATGATGTCGGATGGGCACCCTGACTACGACCCTGACACGGTTGATAAGAAGGTAGCTACCATCCGCAAGGCGACTAGCTGTGCCAAGTTCAAGAGCGTCAACCCTGAGCTTTGCGAGGGCTGCCCGCACTTCGGTAAGATTTTGGGGCCGAAGGAGCTTGGTAAAGTCATCAAGGAAGCCAAGGACCCTGTGGTGGTCGTTGAGACAGAGGAAGGTGAAGAAGAGTCGTTTGTCGTTCCGCCATACCCCAAGCCCTATTATCGGGGCGAAGGTGGCGGCGTCTGGTGGTTCCCGGGCAACAAAAAGGTTGAAGACGGGGATGACGAGGCACAGCCGGAGCTAGTCTACGAATACGACCTGTATCCGGTGAAGATCATGAACGACAGCATCGACGACAACGTGGTGCAGTTCCGGCTTCATCTCCCGCACAACAATACCAAAGAGTTCACCATCCCAATGAAGAACGCGCTGGACCCGACGGAGCTACGCAAGGCGCTCAGCGGCAAAGGTGTCATTTGCATTGGCAAGCAGCAGAACCATCTATTGGCCTTCACCGCTTTGATGCTGAAGGACCTTCAGATTAAATATAAGGAGCAAGTCATGCGGCAGCAATTTGGCTGGGCAGACAAGAACAGCAAGTTTGTCATCGGGAGCCAAGAGATCAGCGCGGATGGGATTGCGTATTCGCCCCCGTCCAAGACCACCTCGAAGCTCGCCAAGTTCATGGGCCCTGTGGGTTCGTTCGATAAGTGGAAGGAAATCTGGGCGCTCTACGGGACGACGGGCCTCGAACCCCATGCGTTTGCCGCTCTCAGCGCCTTTGGCTCTCCGCTGCTGCGCTTCCTGAACCAGACAGGGGCAGTCATCAACCTGTTCAACCCATACTCGGGTACCGGCAAGACCACCGTGCTCAATATGATTAACAGCGTCTATGGGCACCCCAAGGAACTGCGCCTGAAGCAGGATGACACGCCCAATGGTCGTTTGCAGTGGGTTGGTATCCTCAACAACATCCCGGCCACGATGGACGAACTGACCAACATGAAGGGCAGCGAGTACTCGGACTTCCTTTACGCTCTGTCGAACGGCAAGGGCAAAGAGCGCATGATGGCAGGCACCAACGAACTGCGCGAGAACAACACCACGTGGCAGTCAATTACTGTAGCTACATCAAATGCCTCGTTCGCAGAAAAGCTGACGGTTGATAAGCTGCGCCCCGAGGGGGAGCTAATGCGCCTCATTGAGTACCCCATCAACAAGCTCGATGTGCTGAACTCGACCCAAGCCAAGCAGATGTTCGATAAGGACCTGTTCCATAACTACGGCCATGCTGGGGTGCATTACGTCCGGTATGTGCTTGAGAACATGGAACGCATCCAGCGCCGCTGCGACAACCTGCAAGCCAAGATTGATAGGGAACTGGGTCTGGAGCCCAAGGAACGCTTCTGGTCAGCCACGATGGCAGCCAACATCGCAGGTGGCCTGACGGCTCGTGACTGTGGTTTGATGGAATGGGATATGACCCGCATCTACAACTACGCCTGCGGCCTGATCGACGACCTGCGCAAGAACGGCGTGACGCCAGTAGATGACGTGCGCCAGACGGTTGCTGACTATCTGTATCGCCACATGCAGAACATTCTGGTGGTTAACGGGGAAATAGACCGCCGGACCAATATGCAGTCAGCCCCTGTGCGCGAACCGAAGGGTGAGTTGTTGGTGCGCATCGAGCCGGATACCAAGCGCATGTACATCATCGCCAAGTCGTTCCGGGAATACTGTGTTAAGTTCCAGCTTAACTACCAAGACACCGTCAAGAAGCTGGAGACGGAAGGGCGCATCATAAAGAAGGACTCGATCCGTCTGTCAAAGGGAACCGCGATTAGCGGGGAGCCGATCCACTGCTTGTGGTTCAAGATCGACGACGACTTTATCGACACCACGCCTTACGAAAATACCGAAAAGGCAGATGCAGATTGAGGGTGTGACCTACGAAATTAACTGGCGGAGGTTCAAAAAAGGGACCTCCGTTTTCTTCCCGTGCCTAGACTATGACCGCGCTGAAGCACAACTAATGGTGGTCATAAATCGACTGAAGGTCAAGGTATTGACGAAGCGAACCATCGAAGATGGCATTAGGGGTTTACGCGTGTGGCGTATGTAGTTATACATATAGTACTAGTGTGGCAGGCGATACCCCTCCACTAGTAGGAAAGTTTGCTCCTTTCCGGTGTACCCTGACCCCCGTAGTCTCCAGCTACGGGGGTCTTTTATTGCTCTTTCTTTACGGAGTTATAGACGTAATTAAACGCGCTATAAAGCTCGTTCTTTTCCGCCCGGTACTGGTCGAGCACGAGCTTTTCGTCGCTCTTGGAGAACTCACCGGGGTTTTCTCGCATATACGTTAGAACCTCGCGCTGCTCCTTGTTAACCTTGTCGAGTTCTTTATCCACGATCTTGTAGGCGTCGATAATACGCGGGTCCGTATCCATGAAGTACTTTTCGCCCTGCTCTGCCTGCTGTTCAGGCGTGAGCTTGGTTAGTCGGTTCATGATCTGCCGGACAGTGCTGGAGTTCTCGAAGTATTTGGTCTGCGGGGCATACTCGGAACCAGACCCCACAAAGCTCTTGGCGAGCGGAACGTCTGAGGTGTTTTCCGCATCCCGAAGACCAGCAATTTGCTTGGCAAGCTGATAGGGACCACCGAGCCAGCCCTCGACCACCTGACGATAGATTTCCGGTTGGAGATCAAGACCTAACTTGCTCCGTACAGCCGCAGACCCACCAGTGGCTTCGTTAATAGAGCGTGCCAGCCACTTCCACCCTTCGCCCGTAGTTGGACGGCCAAGCTCAGAGCCCGGCGCGTTATCAAACTGGGACTCTTGGTAGATTGGTGACCCGAAGAAGTTCCGGTTAAGGATGCTCTCCATGATGGGTTTACCCACCAGCGGGGTAACCGCCACAGCAGCCGCAGGTAAATCAGCCTGTGGGACACGAATGGGGGACATGAGGCTGATCGCCCCGGTAATAAACTCGCCCGTAACGTCGCCGGGCGAAGCATTCCCCATCATGATGTCGCCAATACGGTTCCCAGCAAACTTGAAGAAGCCCACCATCGGGTCAATTGGCAGCTTAACGTAGTCGTCCCCACCTTGCCCGTAATAAATAATAAGGCGACCCATACGTGTGGTGGCGTTCTGGTCGAGGTAGTTATCCTGCCCGTCATCGTCATCATCACCACTCATGGCGGCGTTCCACATGGACTCAAGGACGCCATAAGTAACCAACGCGCCGAGAATCTTAGCCCCACCCTTGCTGGAGAAGATACGTGTGGTCTTGCGTGCAGCTTCGACACCAGCGCCGAAGAACGGGAATATCAGGTCAAGCTGGCGTGCTTTCTCACCGCGCCGGGTCAGGTTCAGTGACGAGTCCAGAGCAAGGCGCGCTGCGTCCGCAGGCTGGATGCCATAGTCAGTAGCAGCCCGGTACGTGGCAAAGCGTGCGCTCAAGTCCATCATGTCGGCAAGAGCGTCGATCCACTTATTCAGCCCTTCGAGGACTACGGAACCACGCTCCTTGGCGGAAAGGTTCTCTGCGCCTTTCATCCTACGAATAGCGCGATCAGCCGCCGTGGCGCGTTCCTGTGCATCCATGAACCGCGTTTGGAGAGGTGCACCCCCTGCACGGATCATTTCCTCCAGCACTTTACCGGTCTTGCTGTCCATCATCTTACCGGTGAACGCAAACTTAGCAATCGTGGCCCATGTACCTGTGAACGGAAGCCCGTAGAAAAAAGTCCGAGCAGCCAAGTTCTTCTTATACGCCGGAGAACCCTTGAGGTTCTGGTGATACATGGCCGTCGCAATCGCAGACGAGAAGTCGCGGAACGGGGCCACAGTCAACAGATAAATCGGGTTCTTGTACGTCACCATCCCTTTGAGGAAGTTATTGACCTTGGCAACTACCTGTGCCGCTCCTTCCATATCCTTGGGGTCCATGTTCATGAACATGCGGCGCAGCGCCTGCGCGCCCGGAGCAGAGGTAAACTCGATGTAATACGGGACGCCGTTGTCCTTCACGACCATGTACTTGTCGCGGTTGGCGTAGTATTCCCGCTCCATGCTGGGTACAGCTTTGTACTTGGTACCGCCTATATCGCGCCCCGCAGGAACCTTCTTTGGGTTATTTTCTGTATAGACGTTGAAGATACCCTCAAATGCAGCCGGGTTTTTCTTCCACAGGCGCAAGATAGGGAGCCGAGACTGGTTGAGAATACGGCGACGCACACGGCGCTCAGAGTCATAGATAAGGTTAGCCGTAGGGGAAAACGGCATCGAGCCACGACCCCAAGCCCTTCTATTCTCGTTTACGCTTCCAGATGGCGCAGCAGCACGAAGTGCATTCATGGCTTCTTCACGCCGTTCGGGGCTATGTGCATCCTCGTCGATGTCAGCCGTCAGCATATCACCGTCAGCAGCCCAACCTTTAAGGGGCACATAATTTTTATACGTTTCAAGCAGCCTATCCACGTCTTCTTGAGAACGCAGGCCCGCTTTCACGTCTTCCTGAAGGTTGAACCGAACAAGCTCTTGGATTTTCTTTTGTGCGAGCCGGTATTTGGGTAGCAACCCTTCCGCCTCAAACATCTTCATCGCTTCTTGAGCCTGCGCAGTCGTCAAGCTAGAGCCGCCTTCCGGAAACTCCGGGTTGATCTTGGCAACCTCACGATTACGCTCTGCTGCGTGGGCAGCCAACTGGAAGAAGTCGAAGTCCCCCAGATTTATATTAAGGTTCCCGAGCGTCTCGATCAGCGGGTCAATTTTGTTCCGCTCAAGCAGCCGCTCTTGCCCGGCCTGCATGGTTGTGGCGCTCTCAAGAACTGGCGCAGTCTGAAGCTCAGACGGAAGTTCTGTCCCAAGAACGCTCTTGGCCCAGTTATCTAAGTACTCTGCCTGCCCGAAGCGATCTGCGTATTTAACGAGCCTTTCAGGGGCAACGCCCATCTCAGCGGCTGTTGTTAATGTATTCGGCTTTTCATCTGGGCTGACTGCAACATCAGGAGCAGCAGGCTCACCGACTCCCACTGGTCTTGGCTCAACTCCTCCAAGCTCTGGGGTAGCGGTTCCGGCAGGTACGGGTTCTCGATCAGTCGGAACGCGTGCTCCAACTCCTGCATCGACAGGTGCTGTAGGTTCTCCAATGGGTCCACTGGTCACCTCCTCTTGTACAGCTTCTACCGGTACGCCCTCCACGGGCGCGGCTTCCTCAACGGGAGGCAGATTGACACGCGCCTCCTCAACCATGCGCTTGGCTTCAATTAGCGCACCTTCGTAAACCGGCTTGCCTTCTTCATCGACTGCCGGGGTGCCATCGGGGTTGAGAACTGGACGCATCAACGGTTCTGCTATGTCTGGGCCATATTCCGTCCCAGCCGCAAGCTCGTCTTCCAGTTTGGTGATATACTCTTCGGTCCGTGAAAGGCTCTCAGGGGTTGCCGTTGTAAGGTCACTTGAGAGAAGCCGACCGAGCCCTTTAATCGCCGTGCTACCCCGCTCAGAAATCTCAGGACCACCAGCTTGTGTCAGGCGATCCGTGACTGTCTTTTGGAAAGCAAAGATATCAGCGCGTTCACCAGTGGGTGCGCCCTCTTCTGTTACGACTTCTTCGGTTACTTCAGCTTCCGGTTGGGCCGCACGTCGTGCTGCAATGCCCCCTGAGATACCGCCCAAGCCACCACCGAGGACCAGCGCGCCGATGGCTGCCTGCCCGTATTCATCACGAGCTTCTTCGTCAACGAGCCCAAGGCCAGCCTGCCAACGCTCAAGCGCCTGCTGCGCAACTTCTTGCGGCACTTCGAATGCCACGCCCTTACCGACGCCCTTGGCTACACCACCAACAAACTGAATGGTGCCTTTTTCCGCTGCGTCAGCAAGAACTTGCCCCGCCCGCTCAGTAGCTTTGCCGCCTGCTTTACCCAGCAACGGACGCATAAACGGAAACGCCTTGGCAATTGGCGCGAACACCTTACCACCAACCAAATCAAGCGCGGTCTGTCCGGTAGCTGCTGCGAGTGCTTTACCGACGGATACGGCTTGGGGCTTTTCGCCCTTACCTGCCGCTGCTTCCTGCTCCTGCGCTTGGCGCAAAAGGTTCTGGATGGTGTATTGGCTACCAGATACCGCGCTCGCTGCGGCAAGACCGCCAACAGGGGTTGTAAGTGGCGTGGCTGCAAGACCAGCAGCGATAGGAGCCACAAGCTGACCGGCAGAACCGCCGACAAGCTGCTTCAGGGCTTCCCAGTTATCGCCCTCACCAAAACCAACTTGGCGGAACTTGGACTCACCTGCCTTGAGGAATGCGCGTCGGTTCGCCTCGGTGGGGTTCGCAGCATAAGCTGCCGCTTCATCGCCCAACCCGAGGGTTTGTGCGCCTTCTAGGAAAGAACCAATAAGGCCCGCTTTTTCTTTTTCAGGCTGAAGCCCCGCAGGGAGCATGTTAGCAGGCACAGGTCTAGGACCGGCTGGAGCCGCTCGAAGACCCTTTGGAAGGAGGTTAGCTGGAACTGGAGTCGCCATGGATACCTTCCTAGCTTATGGATAGACCCACTGACCACCCTGAAATACAATAGTGCGCCCCTGCGTGTCCTTGGCTCTTTGGCCTTCAGAGAAACCGCCCGCGCCACCACGGCCTGTTTCAACTCTTTCTCGGGCAGTTTGCGCCGCGTTCGATGCGCCCGCTGGGGGGTTAATAGTTTTAAGGTAGTTTTCCGCTGCTATGTATTGCGGAGTGCCCGGTGCATAATCAATCATGTACCGGATAACACGATCCTTAATATCTTCGGGTTTGCCAAGGCCCGCTTGGCGAATTTCTTCGTTGAGGCGACGCTCTGCAATATCAACTTGGCGCTGATCTACTGCCAGTTTCTTCTCAAACTGCTGGGCTTCCACACCCGTTTTGTACATGTTCATACCAAGCTCAAGAGCTTCAAGACGACGCTTGCGGTCACGAATGCCGAGGTTAGCCAGACCCTCAAGCGCACGGTCCTTAAGTTCCTTACGCTCTTTCTTGTCTACCTGCATACCGGGCAGCGTTGCCTTAGCAGCTTCACCAATAGCTTGGAGAAGACCCGGAGCCTTGGAGCTTGCCATGTTCGCGCCGAATGTCGCCAACGCTTCCCACATGGCGTCCTTGCGTTGCTTCTCATAATACGCGTCAGAACCCTGCTCTTCGAGGCGAGCGCGCAGCTTTCCTTCTGTGGCGAGTTCTTCTTCGCTAGGAGCCGTATACCGTCCAGCAACACGCACATAATCTTCAAGTGCCCCAGCTTGCCCCTGCGCCTTGCTCAGATCGCGCTCAGGAAGACGCTGTGAGAACTTACCGGAAGCCACTTGGGGTGCGATCTGCTTGAAGAAATCTGTCGGATTAATCCGATTACCTTCCGCGTCCCTTGCGCCAAAGTGCAGGTGGTAGCCACCATTCTTACCACGAACATTCCCTGTGTTGCCTGAGAGGCCAAGGACTTGCCCCGGTTTTACATCTTGGCCTTCCCCAACTGTAATTTCGTCGAGGTGCGAATAGGACGAAGTGGTGCCATCAGGGTGGCGGACAACAACAAAATTGCCATTAATGTCATCGGTAGCGGCTTTAATAACCTTACCGGGAGCCGGAGCGCCAATTGGTGTGCGCTTACCTACAGCAAAATCTTGGCCCTTATGCGTACCTGTCGAACGCTTCGTTCCATAAAGCGAAGTAATGGGGGCATACAGCCAACCAAGCGGGTTCGCCTTAGCTTCATCACCCTGTGCAAATGCCACAATTCCGCCACCAGCATAGGAGCCGTCGCGGTTCTCGTCGAACATACCGTCAGGGATGGGAAGCTCGTCTATGCCACTGCTCTTCATATAGGGGGGTACAAACCCACCCGCAGCCATGCCAACCGGAGCTTCTCCCTGCATCGCAGGCGCACCAATACCACCTTCGGGTGCCATGGGGGGCTGAGCCGGTGCCGTCGCACCGAGACCGCCGGTTTGGGCGAGGGGAGCTTGAGCGGGCGGTCCCCCCATGACCTGCTGAGCGACCGTCTGTTGCGGAGCCATCTCCTGCATTTGCGCAGAGCGCATACGGTCAATGAACATACCAGCGAGCACACCCGCAGTCGGATCAACGATACCCAACTGCATGGCTTCAGCAATCTTCTGCTTATTGCCGCCGTAGTCCTTAGCAATATCTTCCGGGGACTGGATGCGATACGGCTTAGTTTCCATCTGCGATTACCCCCGCCCCGTGTTGTACATGCCAAGCGCAGTAAGCCCGGTACCTAGAATTTGCTGAGTTAGACCCGGAGACTGACCGTAAGTTGTTGCAGTCTTGTTGGACTCAATCGGAAGACCCCGCAAAATATTGCTCAGGTTACCTATCTGTTCCCAGCCATAATTCGTGCGGTTCTGCCAGTTGGTATAATCCGTATCAAGGCGCTGCTGTTCAAGGGCTTGCTGCTGCGCTGCCGCCGACGTTTGAGCACCGAGACGCGAGAGGTCAGCTTGTTGCTGCATCGTGCCGAGGTTACCCAAGGTCTGACCCATCTGACCTGCTTGGCCGAATGCTGCCAACTGGTTTTGAGCGCCAAACTGACGCGATTGTTCACCAAGGCGCTGCGCTTCGAGGGCTGCCTGCTGATTAGCCAACATACCCTGCATACCCGTCTGGGTGCCAAGCTGCTGAATACCAAGAGCCGCTTGGAGGTTCTGCATAGCTGCGTTCTGGCGCGCTTGCTGCTCAGTGTTAAACTGCCCTTGGGCCTGCTGGAATGCAGCCTGAGACCCTGCTGCCTGAATTTGCCCAAGCTGTTGGCCGAGGTTACGCTCACGCTCAGATTGCATCAAAGCCTGACGGGCACCGCCATAGGTCCCCTGACGAGCCGCTGCGAGGTTAGTGCCAAGCTGCTGCTGGCGTGCATCGCGGATGGCTTCCTGCTTCTGGATATCCACCACATTCTGCATGTACGGCGACATGTACTGATCCGCAGCGCCAGCCTGAGTGAACGAACCCGGGCCTTCCATGCGATATTGCTGAAGCTGGGGCAGCCCAACCTGCTGTGCGCGGAATTGAGCAGGAGCATAATCAGCAGCAGCAAGAGAACCTCGACCCGCAGCTTCTGCGAGGCCAGACCCAGTTGCAAACTGGCCGGGGGCTTGGAGTCCTGCATACTGGCTCTGAATCTCAAGCTGCGCTGGAGTAAACTCAGCAATCCGCTCAAATGGATACGGCTGATACTGGCGCTTGGACTCTGCCTGCGCGCGGTTCATCATATCCATAAAGTACGGCTGTGCATACGTCGGGAGGTTCGACGTAATCTGGGTTACTTCCTGTTTCTGTACTTCAGCCATAACAAGCTCCAATTACAACGCGCCGAGACCCTTGCGCAACTTAGTATCTGAACCACGACCAGCTTTTTTGCGTGCCTTATGAGCCTTGTCCATAAGTGCATAGAGCTTCTTGGCACCGCCCAATTTCTTAACCGCCTTTGCCGGGAAGATCACTTCGTCCCGAGCTACACGAGCTTCTTGGGTGCCACCAATGTTAGCGCGGATGGAGTCGCTGACGCCGTCACCCGGCCCCTTTACGGGACGCCCACCCAAGCGAGCCAGCAACTCCTGCCCAGCCGAACTGCTCCCGTTGCCTAGTTCGGAAACAGTGCGAGCATCAACCACAAAAGCCCCATCATCCATATAGATGCTACCGCCACGAGCGCGGTTTGGCCCCCGCGTCTCGTTCATAGGACCAAAGGTACCAGTCACCGGATCAAAGACATAACCACTAAAGTCAGGGGTCGTGTACAGCTTACCGTCTGCCGGGTTGTAGTAGTAATTACCGTAGTTCGTCCCCGCAATCGGGTTAAAGAACGTATTGGTATTTGTCCCCGTGGTAGCTGTAGTTCCAGTGGTCCCCGCAGTATCAGTTGTCCCTGTGGTTCCAGTAGCCCCAGAAACCGTCGTAGCTGGCACAATTGCCGCACGCCGCGCTTCTTCAGCCTGCTTCGCAAGCTCCAAAGCATAAGCACGATTGCGCTCAGATGGCGATTGCCCCGGCGCATAACCCAGTGATGTGGATTTAAGCGGTCCCGGGCTCGTCTGGTACTTTTTGATGTAGTCGTCCAGCTTAGCCAGTTGCTGCGTGCCGCCCGTAAATGGTTGAGCTTTCTCAGTCACAACGTCTGAAACTTTAGTATATTGCGGCGTATACGTTTCCTTCAGCGTCTCCGTACCATAACCGCTGGGGGTTGCCCCTGCCGTCCGTACAGTTTCAACCACACGGGGAGTTCCTGTATTAGTACGAGTAGTTGTGTTTGTCCCAGCACCGGTATTTGTGGCGGGCTTCATCGCTGAATTAGCGGCATTCGTAAGATATGCGGACCATTCCGCAAGGTCTTTAAATGGGCGAGCTTCAAACTCGCTAAATACTTTGCGCTCAAGCGCATGACGAGTTTCCGCAGGCACTGCGTTCCAAAGAGTTTTTTGGAAGCCTTGATAAGCAGTAGCCCAGTCTTTGCCTACGGTGTTAAGGTTTTGGTTAAAGTAGTTTTTAGTTTCTTCCCTCGGCACAGACGTTTCTCGCGGTTTTTCCGCTTCACCACCTTCAGCAAAGCCAGTCAGACCCTGCGAGGCATAAGTCTGCGGGGGGTATGGTTGCGCGCCATAAGACTGCGGAAGACCACGAAGCTCGCCCGATGCAGTCAGGTAGCCGCCAAAGTCGGGCTCATAGAAATAGTCGATCTCGCCACGGCCACCGGGGCCAGTAAGACGCGGAGCCAGTACGCGCTGGGTTGGCATATAAGGCCCTTCTTGAGGCCAGTTACTGCCTTGATCGACTGGGCCTTGACCCGGCTTTCTCGCTGCTTCCGCTACATTAGAAGCGGTGCTGAGCAAACCAGACGCAGCCAACATGGGCGCAGATTTAGCGAGGATACCCTTAGGAACCCCGGCCTGTGCTGCCCGTGCAAAGTTCCCCGGGAGCGCAGCAAGACCAGTCTTGGCCGCTTGGGGTACGAATTGACCGCCCGCTTTGGTGAGGAATGCCTGCTCTGCCGCAGTAATAGATGGGGCCGCAGCAGCGGCAGCCCCAGTAGCCGCACTACCAACAGCCGGAACACCTGTGCCGCCTAGACCCGTAAAGAACGCATTTTCTGATGCTGTAATACCCGCGTTGGCCCCGAGGCCGCCACTGGTAGCGAGCGGCGCTTTACTCGCAGCAGAAGCCACACCAGCACCCAGACCACGCGCAAGGGAGGCACCACCATAGGCGCTAAGGCCAGCCATGAGGCCCTTCTTCAGGCTACCTGTAAGAAGAGTGGAGCCACCACCAACGATACCAGCCGCAGCAATAGCGTTCACACCCGGGATAAACATCAAGCCTGCACCAGCAAGCGCGGGCAGCAGCTTCTTAAAGACTTTACCCAAAAGGCCAGCTTCAGGCAGACCCGTGTTGGGGTTGATGGTCATAGTCGTGCCCGCAAGTGACGCCAGTCCTTGCAAGTCGTTTACTTCGTCCGGCGTCATGTGGACGAGCATCTTGTCGTCGCCACGACCTTGGTCCTGAAGGACTTGCGCCATCGGGTTTACGTTACGGGTTAGGCCGCTCAGCGCAGGCAAACCGCCAGAACCCGGGGCCGGGTTCATGTTATACATCCCGCCTGTGGGAGTGTACGGAGTGGGGTTAGTGGGCTGGACGTCCAGTTCCTGCATAGCCTAAATCCTTGCGCGCTAACGTATACTTACACTGACATTACCGATTTGTCCAAATCCAATTACTGGAAGAGGGCTAACACGGGTGATCGGCGGGAACTGTGCCGAAATAAACGTAACACCAACAATAACCGAGGGTGTAGCCGGGATAGCCGGAGTGACCCCGGGACTAGCTGCAACCGCTGGATAATACTCGATTGAAACGGCAGTATTCGACACACGCCACATAATCTCAATGTACTGATTAGCAGCCGTAATATCGACCATGACAGGCGTCACAGCAATAAGGTGTGATGGGTCACCGCTTGATTTGCGCGCAGGAAGCGAGAACCGGCTGTTAGAGTTGGCAAGATCAGTACCGTTCTGACGGAACCAGATGTCCACGTCGTGCGAACTATTATCCGTATTCTTGAACTGGATGCTGTAAGTAATGTTATAGATGCCCGGCTGAGCAAAGGTAATGCGCGAGTTGCTCACCACCGAGATGCCATCGGGGAAGTCAGAGCCGTTTAGCGTGATAGCGTAGGCGTTAGCTACACTAGCAGCGGTTTGGTCTTGGTCGCTTGTAAGCTGGTTATAGGGTGTGTTTAAGTATCGCCCGTCCCCATAGAAATAGCCGCCATAGAAGCTGTCACCCATGATGCTGGTGACCAACGCCGTATTAGCTTGGAACGCATCCGTGTTGGTGTAAATAGTATCCGAACGGTCTGCACCAAATAGGTCAATATACCCTTGGACAGCCGTCAGCGCCGTAGTAGTGACATTATCTGCGGTAATATCGGTACCACTAAAATCACCACCATAAAAATGGTCAGCCCGATAAGACTGCGCTTGGTTGGGGGTGAGCGAATCCAACTGCGAGAAATAGAGTTCGAGGACGCGAATAAGCTGGCGCACAAACTGCGGATCGTATTGCGTTGGCGCATTGGGTAGAGGGGGTGCCCGGAACTTCTCGAGTGCCATTACCGCCGCCCATCCTCACGGGCATCGAGGCGCGGTGCACCGAGTTGCCACTGGACTCCCAAGTTCTCGGATTGAATTTTAATCGCCATCTGGCGTGCACGGGCGCGCATAAAGACCTGATCGGTATAGACTCCAACCGAAGTCTCAATGACTGGCTTCGTGTCGCTCGGGTAGTTGGTAAGCGAAGACCCCGGGAAGTTGCGCGTGCGTACCTGAAGCGTTACCTCTGGCTCGTTAGCTGTCGAGCCGCTGAAAGCCACGTCGGGAATCATACGACGGCACAGCATAAACTGGTCGCCATCAGACAAGTCGAAGTCCGACGACTGGATATACGAAATCATTTCGTTGGTATCGTCGTCGATCCCGTCTTCGTGGTTATAGAGATAGCCACTGCCAACGGTGACGTTACCTTGGCCGTCTGTAGTCACCGACGTGTTTGCACCTTGCGGGTACTGGCGTAGCGGTGTGTCGAGCCAAGCGGTCCGGTCAATCGTGCCGTAATACCAAATCTTTTCGAGGTGGTTATAGACCACATAAGCGTTGTTGTATTCGCTATTAGCAGTCGGATAGAACCACCAGACTTCGTTCCACTGTTCGTTGGTACCGCAGATAACCTGATCGGCTTGGTTGAAGTTAATATTTTGGAACACGTGGTTGCGCAGTGTGCACGGCAGCGTCTCAACACGACCCGTATAGGCGTAGAACTTATCTTGGCCCATCCAGTAGGTGATATTGGCTGCTGTCGCCACTGCACGCGAGCTAATAATCGAGATGTTATCAGCATATTCCTGCAAGCCGAACACGTCAGTCGTGCCGAGGAACTGGAGCGTGTAGAGGTGGCTGTCAGTCCAGACCAAGATTTCCTGACGGGTAGACAGGGCGCGAACGATACGGGAACCGCGTGATACCCGCAGAAAACCAGCAGAATTAGTCGGTTGGGGAATCCAGTCTTCCGGGGTATCCTGCGACGCCCAGCGGATCAAAAGCGGATCAAAGTCCGCCTGATTGGTGCTCCCGTAAGGCACAGCGCCAAAAGCCAGCAGGTGTTTATCCTGCTGCGAGACCATAATCTGCATGACTTTGCTGGGCACCGCATCTGAATATTGCGATGGCGTGTAGTTGGTAGTTCCTACCGCAGTAGCCCAGTTAAACGCATAAGTCTGAAGGGTAATAGCGCGAACGGCCAACGCAGAACCGGGATTGGTGCTCGTACCACGTGCCCACCAGTAAACGGGCCCGTTACGGATATTGCAGACAAGATCGTTATCGAAGTTATCTAGCCACCAGTCGCGCTGCGGCTGCACAATTGGCTGTGTAGAACCTAGACCCCAAGCCTCACGACCCCAAGTACCTGTACCCCAACCGTAGCCGCCAATCGCAATCGGATTACCGGTGTCAATCTCAAAGTCGATGTCAATGG